TAGTAAGTTAGCATTAGATAATCTAAGAAAAACTGCTCCTTCTATTAATAAATTTGTACAAGCACATTTGCAAATGGAAACACTTGCCCCTGAAAAGTTAGGCAACAATTCACAATTTGTAAGCGGCGATAAAGTATTAGTATTTGAAACAACATTTACTACTATCACAGGCCCATATGGTACTGCCGATAACACTTATGCAACTGCTGATCAGAACCCAGTTGCTCCTGGTTTTACAGGCAATATCACACAACAAATGGACTATCGTGCAGACTGCGATCCTCGATTCCAATATATTGCACGTTATTCACCACAATCGTTTGGTTACAGTGCAGGTTACTTAACTGGTTCTGCTAATGCTCCAAATGGATTCCCTGTTAATGCAGGTATAGCTTTCCCACCAAACCCAGCAGTTGGTGACTATTACTTACGTATAGATTATATGCCGCAAATATTGTATCGTTGGGACGGTAAACTTTGGGTAAGAATCAGCGAAAACGTGAGAACACAAACTGGCTTTGCTGATAACACAAATACTTCACAACTTTCAGGCTTCATAAATAACTCAAACACAACTGTGCTTACAAACGGTACAACAACTACGCAAGCACAGCCGTTATCAGGAATACTTACACAAAGTCCTCCTACATTACCACCAGTAGTAGATTAACATATGGCACAATTTTTTTACGATAATCAGATACGCAGATTCTTAATTCAATTTGCAAAAATCTTTAGCAATTGGCAAGTTACATTTGGCAATGATCCAGCTGGTAACCCTATCTATGTTCGTGTACCTATTATGTATGGCGATCAAAGTCGTCAAGCAGCTACTGTAATTAATAATAACAGTGCAAGTACATTGCCAACCGCGCCAATGATTACTTATTATATCAGTGGTTTAGAATATAATCAAAAATGGACAACTGATCCTACATTTGTAGATCAACTGCAAGTGAGACAACGCCATTATAATGATGAAACTCAACAATACGAAACCACACAAGGTCAAGCATTTTCAATTCAACGTTTAATGCCAGTACCATATACATTAAAAATAAATGTAGACTTTTGGACTACAAACTATAATCAAAAATTACAATTGATTGAACAATTAGGAACATTGTTTAATCCTGCACTAGAAATACAAAGCACTGATAACTTTATTGACTGGACTTCATTAAGTTCAGTATTCCAAGATGGATTAACATTTACAAGTAGAACTATTCCAATTGGCAATAATAATCCTATTGATATTATGACTTGGAAGTTTTACATGCCTATATGGTTAAGCACACCTGCTAAACTTCTTAAAATGGGTGTTATTGAAAAAATCATTATGTCTATCTATCAAGGTAATGCATTACAAGATATACAAAATGATGACTTGTTATTAGGCACTAGATTAAAAGTTACACCATATGGATATAAGTTATTGTTGCAAGGCAATATGTTACAATTACTTCCTGCTAACGAACCTTTCTACCCTGCAAACACTGATCTTAATAATGTAACACCTCCTGATACAGATTTGTATTGGAGTGCGTTACTTAATGTATACGGAACAATACGTCCTGGTATCAGTCAAATATGGCTAGAGAATCCTTATATGGATACAGACATTGTAGGTACAATTGTTCCAAATCCATTAGATGATAGATTCTTAATTTATAATATTGATCCTGACACATTACCTCAAAATACATTAGATCCTATCAATGCTGTAATCAATCCACAAGTCACAGGTCCCAATGCAGGATTACCCGGACCTGTTCCAGGTATCAGATATTTGATTGTAGAACCAATTGGTGCAGTTGATAGCCCTACTGTTTCATGGGGACCAGGCTTTGTAGCAAACGCTAATGATATCATACAATATGACGGTACTACAAATGAATGGTTTGTAGCATTTGATAGTCAAACAGATACTACGCCGCAGTTTGTTACTAATTTAGCTACTAATATTCAATATAGATATGTTCAAGAAGAACAAGTGTGGATGAAATCATACGAGGGCTGGTATGATCAAGGAAATTATAGCATCGTAATTTAATTCTTAAATAGTACATCACACGGAGATTAATATGAGTATTGAAGAAGAAAAAGTTAGAACACAGATTTGGGTATTAAGATTGATGGCTATCGTTTTAGGTAGCGTATTAGTATCTACTGTATTAGTAATGTTAGTAGGTTTATTTGTACCTAACACTGTAGTTGATAACGCTGAAATCTTTAAGATTTTAGGTCCAGCATTTAGTATGGTTGTTGGTGCATTTGTAGGTTCATTCGCTACTATGATGGGAATGAAAACCGATACATTTAATCCTAATAGTAAACCAAATAAAACAATCATCGAAGAAAACATTAACGAGTAATAATGTCTAATGTAGCCGCCGGTATATTCTTTTACTGCAAAAGTACAAATCGTTTTTTGTATTTGATGCGTAATGATAAAAATTATAACTGGAGTATACCTGGCGGTAAAATTGAAAAAGACGAAACACTGTTAGATGGTCTTAAAAGAGAATGCTTTGAAGAAATGCAATTCTCTGATATAACAAAATTAATTCCAATACAAAAGTTTGTAAACAATACGTTTACATATCATACTTTCTTTTGTGCTGTTGAAAACGAATTTATACCCATATTAAATGATGAACATTGTGGTTATGCATGGGTAGGCGAAAATCAATATCCTAAACCATTACATAGTGGATTGTTTAGCACAGTCAATATAGATGTGGTACAAGAAAAATTAAAATCTCTTGTGAATATGATTACATACCGAGTATCTTAGCAATAACGTGAAATCCTAACGCGCCTGCTGTAGCAGCACCGCCCATTATCATCCAACGCCATTTTTCTAAACTGTTAATTTTACCGTTGACTTCTTTATGTTGTCTTTGATTTTCTTCTTGGAAATTACGTAGTGTGTCGTGTATTTTATCGAAATTATGTTCTACTTTATCATCAAGATTGTCAACACAATCTTTTAAATCAACAAACTTCTGGTCCAGGTTTGACACCTGGACCTGAAGTACAGCAATATCTGTTTCTGTTTTCATTTTGTTGATACGTGCTGCTGCTGGCATGACTATTAAGTGTTGTTAATAGTTACGATAGGCTGAGGTTGTCCACCGTATGTGTTGCCTGCGTATGCTGTACCAAATGTAGCGATGACATCTGGATATACATTAGACAATACAGCTAAACCTGTACCTGAACCACCTGCGCTAGCTGCTGTGAATGTTACACCAGTCATGTTACTAGCTGATCCAATTGCTGTCCAGTTAGTATTACCTGAGTAGTAAATTGTGTATACTGAACCAGGTGTTAATGAACCATCTGCAACTGTTGCTGGGAACACTTCACTTTGATAATCACTTAATGAATATACATACTCAGTTGATGGAGTTGCTGTTGTAGCAATAATTGACATTGTGTTTGGTCCCAATGATGCGTTTGCTACGTTTGCTGTATAAGCAGGAGCTGTAATACCAGTTACTGTACCGTGTACAAGATATTTTGATTTGCCTTTTTGACGAACAATATATCCTGCTTCTGGAAGTGCACCTAATAAAGGATCACCGTAACCATTGAATCCTGCAGCATTGTAATTTGAGTTAGCACTCAATACTGCTTGGTTTTGGATAGCATTTGCTGTTACGCTTGCGTTTGATGCTAAAGCAACGTTTGGACCACCTGGATATGCAGCAACTGTAAATGCAGCAGCGTTTGGAATATTTCTTACGAAATATGTACTGTTAGCTACTAAGTTACCAAATGATGTATCAAATATAACTGGATCACCTGCTACAAGAGTTTGAGCATTGCCAGAAGTACCAATAACGTTACCGGTAGCAGTACTATTAGCAACTGCAACTGTTACATTACCTACATTGTTTGATACTACACCTAATAAATTTAAGCTGTAATTATTTGGTGTGCCTTGATAAGCATAAAGATGTGTACCATTTGCTACGTTAGCAAAGTCAGTACCTAAACCAACAATTGTAGCACTAGCATTACTTGCAAAAACTGTACCAACTAAGTTGGCACCGAATGCTACGTTTACTAATGTTTGTTTACCAAACTGTGCTGTGTTACCACCTACAGCACCATATGATGTCATATTTGTTGCTGTATTTGAACCGTCTGGATTACTAAATCCATAATCAATTAAACCAACTGTTAAAGCTACTGATTGGGCTGATGTGTTAGTAATTGATGGGTATGTTCTTGGTTGAACACTTAATTCTGTTGCTGAAACACTGAATGTATTATTACTTAAAATGTTTTCAACATAATATGTTGTGCCAGCAACTAAGCCGCCAACAGTTGATGCTACAGTGAATGGCATGTTTGGAACAAGACCTTCACCTGCAGTGCTTGTATAACCACTAGCTGGTTGTCTAATATTTTGTGACACGGTCACTACGTGACCTGCCGCTGTTGTAGCAGTAAGTGTCAATACTGCTTGCGACTTTGCTATTTTAATTGGACGTCCCATTTGTTTCTCCTTATATGTGGGTTCTAGCCACTACGCGGTGGTATCCGCGTAAGTCATCGCAACTACGCAATGAACAATACTATTTATCACATTATGGGATTAATACAGTCTTATAATCTGCCAACAGCAATTTCAATAATGCCGTCATTGCCGTTATAATCAGCTAGTGCTTTGCCTATTACAGTACCGATTAGTGGACTACTACTTGGTCTTGCGTATCCATTGCCACCTGATATTAGCATATCACCTTTGGTAATTTTGCCTCTTACTTTACAAGGCACACGACCTTGAAGTGCTAATACTACTGGGTATTCAGCATTTATGCCACTGTTCATAACATAAGCAGGATTTGTACTTACTACACCGGCAATTCTGTTTGTGCCATCTTCAGCCATAGTTACTTCATTTATGCCACCAAACATTAATACAGTACCCGGTTCATAATTGCTATCACTACTATAATATTCACCCAAGTCAGCGTATGTAGCTGTTAGCTTACTTCCTGCGCTAAGTGCCCAGTTACCAGTAATTGTGCCTGCTGTTGTGTTTGCACCTGCGTTTATAATAGTAATATTGTTTAATGTATTAATATTATTTTGAGTGTTCCCCATTACAGTAGTTGCTTGCGATACTGTGCCGGTCACGTTGCTTCCTGCTACACTATTAGCTACCGCAGCATATCCTACTTGACCGCTAACGTTTGCTCCTGCTACAGCATTTGCGGTTGCGGCATAAGATACTTGACCACTAACATTAGCACCTGCTACTGAATTTGCTGAACTTGCCACCGTGGCACTACCTGCACTAGTGGCATATGTTGCGTTTGCTACAGTACCACTGACATTTGCACCGGCAACTGCGTTGGCAGTAGTCGCGTATGCAACTGCACCTGACACATTTGCACCTGCCACTGAGTTAGCTGTAGATGCATATGAAACCGCACCTGACACATTCGCACCAGCAACTGAGTTAGCTGTGGTTGCATATGTAGCCAATCCAACTGCACCACTTACGTTACCGCCAGCAACTGCATTGGCAGTAGTCGCGTATGCAACTGCACCTGATACATTTGCACCTGCTACTGAGTTGGCAACTGCGGCATAACCTACTTGGCCGGTGACATTAGACCCTGTTAAGCTAGTTAACCCAGAACCATTAGCATACAATACCATTGATGCAGTATTGACTGATGAAGTTACATTCAAAAGTGTTGTTGCAAAAGAAACTGACCAACCAGTATTCCATTGTGAAGCTGCATAGTTACTATAACCTGCTTGGAAATCTGTAACGTATACCTGTGGATAAGCCCAAGTTGTACCGGTTTCGCCAATGTATATACAAGTATATGTACCATCATAGCCAAATCTTACATTTAGACTTCCTCTTGATTGAGTATTAATATATGCAAATGTATTATACCAAGTGTTATTAGGAGCATAGTTATAACCACCACAAATGATATCAAAACTTAAGCCGTCGAAGGTATAAACACGAACGGTCATACGCATCATGGTATTTGTAAAACCTTGAGGTAATGTAATCTTTATTGCACCAGTTACGGCACTAGTGGATGTAGCATAAGATGCTCCGCCTGGATTGACAACACGCAATGCATAACCAGTACCAGAAACGTCTGTTATGCCAGCAGTAAACACCCCTGTACCAGCACCAATGTTACCAACATTAGCGTTACCTGATACGTTAAGAGAAGTTAGTGTGCCGACGCTAGTGATGTTTGGTTGAGCAACACTTGATACAGTAGCAGCATAACCGTTAATGTTACCTGAAATTGTACCAGTTACTGTTAATCCACTTAATGTACCAACACTTGTGATATTTGGTTGTGCTGCGCTTGATACAGTAGCTGCATAACTTGTTGTTGGTACACTTAATGTGCCAGTAACGTTAGCACCAGGAATACTTGTTAAACCAGCACCTGAACCATAATGTGCGCCACCTGCGTTAGCAATGATATTACTACCAGAGATATTACCTGTTACTGCAAGTGATGTTAATGTACCAACACTTGTAATGTTACCTTGTGCGGCGCCGTATACAGTACCTGCAACTAATGCATTACCTACTTGACCACTTACGTTAGCACCGGCTACTGAGTTTGCAGTAGTCGCATAAGCAACTGCACCACTTACGTTAGCACCAACTAAG